CCAATATCTACGTTGAAGGCACCCCCCGTAGAAACATCGTCAAACCACAATGGTGCGTCGTAAGTCGTCGATCCGTCACTTGCTGAAAAGACGGGGAACCATTGGCTATTAGTGTTTACCGTATATTTTCCACGCTTGACCCAAACACTTGTTGTCCATGTGGTTGTGGAACCCGACGACAATACTGTTCGCTCAAGTCTCGCCGAATCCTCGTCGTTGAACCGGATCGACTGNTCNATNTCATATCCAGTAGNCTGACCACCAGCACCAGCAAGAAGGTTGTTACTAAANACCACTACTCTTTATCCTAACTATAAGCCTGTGTCATTACTGCTTGAATATTTTCAGCAGTATTATCAGAAGAAACAGATACAACAATATAGTCTAACCTATCCACTGCATTATCAGCCGTTGATAGTGTTGGCGCTGTACCACCAATAAAGTTAAAACATGCATTATAAGACAGTGTACCAGACCCGCCATCCTGCATTAGCAGAATACTACCAACCTGTCCCACCCTTGCATTAGTAGGACGTGCCAGAGTATGTGCAGCAGTAACAGAGGTAAAGAAGTTCTGCGCTATACCAAAATTAAGAGACACAGATGTTACACCATTGATAGCCGTAGTATGTACAGCAGCAGCCGCTGACTCAGTTAGCTGTAGCTGTCCCTCTAGTGAGGTGTTACCAGATACTCGCACAGTACCAAGAAAACCAGCATTACCAGCAGCCGTTACTGTGCTAAGAAGATTGGTTGCCCCACCAACACTAAGTGTAGAGTTTAAGCTTACTGCACCAGCTATTGTTACAGTGCTGGCAAAGTTAGCCGCCCCTCCAACGCTAAGTGTAGAGGCTAGTGATGCCGCACCTCCAACAGTAACTGTCCCGCCTAAATTAGTATTACCAGAGACAGATACATCATCCTCAAACTCTGCCTTACCTGTTGTTATTAGTGTGCCACCAACAGAAGTATTACCAGCTATATCTACCGCACCAGATACTGAAACTGCATCCTCAAAGATTGCTGCACCAGCTACCGTTACAGTACTTCCAAAGTGTGCTGCACCTCCCACACTAAGAGTAGAAGCCAATGATACTGCACCACCTATAGTAACTGTGCCGCCTATGTTGACATTACCTGAGACTGAAACACTATCTTTAAATGTACCGGCACCCACTACTGTAACCGTGCTTGCCAGATTAGTTGCTCCGCCTACACTAAGAGTTGATGCCAGAGATACAGCCCCCGCTACAGTTACTGTTGAACCAAAGTTGGCCGCACCACCTACTGATAATGTAGAGGCTAATGATACTGCGCCACCTACTGTTACGGTTCCACCAAGATTAGTATTACCACTTACTGATACATTTGTTTTAAATGTAGCATTACCAGATACAGTTACTGTACTATTAAATATAGCCGCTCCAACAGCAGTTACTGTTCCGCCAACATGTAGATTACCACCAATCGTAGCATTGTTAACAGAAATATTTCCACTTATATCTGCTGAAATACCTGTTAAATTAGAACCATCTCCATAGTAGGCACTTGCACATACTCTTGCATTTGCTGCCTGAACATTAGCACCAGCAATGGTTACTGTGCTTGCAAAGTTAGCTGCGCCACCTACACTTAATGTTGATGCAAGTGATACTGCTCCTGCTACAGTAAGAGTACTGTTTAGATCAACAGCACCTTCCAGTGATGTTGCTCCAGCAACTCTGAGAGTACCTCCAAGCACAGTATTGCCGGATACAGATACATCATCCTTAAATGTACCGGCACCTACCACTGTAACTGTACTTGCAAAGTTAGCTGCACCACCTACTGTGACTGTGCCGCTAAGATTTGTATTACCACTTACACTTACATCATCTTTAAATGTAGCAGCACCTACAACATTAAATGGTCCGCTAACCGATACACTACCACCTGCATGTATAAATCCTGATACAGAGATGTTTGTAGCAATACCAAGTTCAGCTTCCACGTTTGAAAGATTAGAACCATCACCGTAAAAGAATGCAGCAGTTACGTTGCCAACTACATTTAAATTACCGCTAACAGATACGTTAGTTGCAAAGTTTGCAATGCCTCCTACACAAACAGAAGAAGCAACATCCAAACGTCCGCTAACTGAAACATCGTTATCAAATTCTGTTTTTGAAGTAAAGGTAGCTGCACCAGCCACTGCAAATGTACCACCAACTGATACATTATTTTTTAGTATAGCTGCATTCTCTACGGTAACTGTAGACTTAAATGTTGCAGCACCTACAGCAGTTACCGTGCCTTGAAGCTGCGCTGCACCTGCTACTGTTACTGTAGAACCAAACTGTGCGGCTCCACCGATTGATACAGTGCTTTGTAGATGTGTAGCACCAGCTACTGTAGCAGTGCCACCAACATATAAATTACCACCTACCGTAGCATTGCTAACAGATATGTTACCACCGATAGTAGCTGTCACACCAGAAAGGTTTGAACCATCTCCATAGAAAGCACTTGCACAAACTTTATCATCTACATGAAGGTTTGAATCTAATGATACTTCACCAGTAACTCCTAAAGCTCCAGTAATCTGAACAGCATTAGTTGCTACCTTCAGAGCAGTATTAGTTCCATCACCCGTCTGCACAGCTTTGAGTGAAGTATTAACACCAGTATTGCTAGCAGAAGAACTAACAAGTATTACCTGCTTATATGTATTTGATATTAGCTGTCCAGTTAAATCACTCATATTAGATTCCAATGTTTATCTGTTGATTCCCAAGTACTTGACGCTTGATCCCACGTCAGATTTCTACCGCCCACATCTGGACGAGGATTGAGAATAGCTGGATTATCTCTTACATCAGGCACATGATTTTGAGGATGGTTCTTTAGATCAAACTGTCCTTCAAAGTCTTCGGGACATACCAGCATCCCATAACTGTTCATTCTCATGGTGCGGTGTGGATATACAAACCCACAGACATCGCACATAGCTAGAGCATTTTTAGTGCTTGCCATTAGATGTACCTTAATCTTGGCACAACACGCATTGAAGACCTTTCTCTATCTTCTTGCATAGCTCTAGCAAGAGACTCTTCATAGTTTGCTTTTAGCATTTGTATGCGTCCAGCATCTACACCAAATCGTTTCATTGACATGTAATAAGAAAGTCCTGCCGTAAGGCAGGGCAAAAATCTTTTAGGAACATCAGCATTTTGACCTGCCGATTTATTTACATCTGTAAGTTCGCTAAATACTTCTATCTTTAAAACATCTGTAGAGTTCTCAGGAATAGGCCATACAGAAAGAACAGGATTATCTCTGCCCCTTCTAATAGAATACTGAGACGATCTTCCAGTTTGTGTTTTGTTAGGAATGAGCAAAAATTCTTCAGGTGTTATACGTTCTAATTTAATATCTGTATCATCTCTATTAAGAACAACTTCAAGAGCATCTATAGTAGAAGATGATAGATCATAAGAAGTAGTGCTTGCAGCTACAGTAACAGACGACACACTCGTAGTCCATAATAGTATACCACGGTTTTGCCAATCTCGCAACATTAAATTTACAGAGCGACGTGCAGAGGCAGGCTCATGACCAAGAGTGTCCTCACCCCCAATCATTTCCATTGCTTCTTGTATAACCTCATCTATGTCAAGGTTAAAATCATATGTGCCTGAAGTTGCCATTATTTCTTAGCCCTTCTTTTTCTAACTGTTTTTTTCTTTCTAGCAATTGTACGAACATTTGTAGGTTTGCCACCAACACCTTGAGGCTTTGCTCTTTTTCTTGCTACTGCACTTTTTCTTTGTGCCGCAGTCATGCTCTTAGCTTTAGAGCGTGGCACACATTTTGGATATTTTCTTTTGCTTGATTTTGTAGACTTACGTCCACAGGCTTGGAACTTGCCCTTCTTTTTAGGCGCACCAATATCTACCCAATCTCCTTTTGGGCCTTTTCCAAACCATTCTTTCAAGCTCATTAGTAGGTTCCGCCACGTTTTTTATATGTCTTAACTAGCCAAGCATTAGCGTATGCGCTTGGATAAACATCAAACTTACGTTTAGCTTCAGACTTCACCCGTGCATACAAAGCTTTATTCTTTGGCGTAGATGATTTCTTTTTAGCTGTAGTCTTACGTTTTCTTTTTACTGCCATTTGTACCTCTTGATTTTCGTATTGCTTCTTTACCTTTTTTAAATATAGAAGCTACTTGAGTTTTGCCCATAACTTTGGCACGTTGTTCTCCCACAGTTAGTATCTGTATCTTACGAGC